AAGAAGGACTTTATGTTTTTGAAAAGGAGTACACAATGTCAGTAAATGATTTGTCCGATGAAGTTGTTAGAGGTCTTAAAGCGAAACTACTATATGAATCGTGTGACCTAAAATGTACACCAGCAGATAAGTGTCAGTGTGATATTGTTCTGCGTGAGATTGATGCAGCGAACGAGTGGATTCAATCACTACCCGGCGACGAGACGGAATGTTCCGATGACGGGTAAACATGGTGCAGGTAAAGGCGATAAGTATCGTCAAGTTGATATGAAACAATATGCCGAGAACTATGAAAAGATCTTTGGCAAGAAAAAGAAAACCAAGAAGAAAAAGGAATCTAAAAAATGAGTGAAGTTAAAATTGTACGTCTTACTAGTGGTGAAGAACTTATCTGTAAAGTTACAGACAACGGGGATGATATTACAATCAAGAACCCTGCAATTCTTATTCCTACTGGTGAAGGACAACTAGCGTTTGGTCAGTGGCTTCCATATGCAGATATTAGTGATGGACTTACCATCGATAAGAAGTATACCATCTTTATGGTTACTCCTGCAACAGAACTTGGTAACCAATACAGCACTTCGTTTGGTTCTGGTCTTGTTGTTCCTCAGAAGGGACCCGTTGCAGGCGCAAATCTTAGTCTGACCACGTGAGGTTGATCTTTTATTATGAGTGAAGAAACTCCAAAGGGATGCCCCTTTGCAGGAAAAGCAATGAATGTAGAAACACCTAAAGGTGATTTTGATATTGTTGCATACCCAAGTTCTTTTGGTACTCAAATTGGCATTCATACTGCTACTACTAGTAGAGAATGGATGAACAACACTCCAAATAAATTTGCCAACCGTTGCTTGCCTTTGCTTGCAGCGAATGGTATGGGGTGGGAAGTTCGTGTACCAAAAGGATTCTATGCAGAGTGGGACGGAACTGACGCGGTTGACGCTATCAACGTCGGTTTCTTTGATGGTTCAGATCCAAACGTAACAGAAAATCAGTGGGTCGTTAGTCATTTTGGATCGGGGGTTCTCACGTTTCATGTGGGATATCTGTTTAAGACCAGTAATGGCAACGGTTTATGGGCGAAAGGTCCTAGTAACCAATTCAAGGTGGGTATTCAACCATGTGAAGGATTTATAGAAACGGATTGGCTTCCATTTACGTTTACTATGAACTGGAAGATGTTGATTCCTAATAGAAAAGTCTTCTTTGAAAGGGGTGATGTCTTCTGTCAACTCATACCATACCCTAAAGAATACATCGAAAAGTTTAGTCCAACAATTAAAGAATGGGATCATGACGGTGAGGTAGAAAAAGAATACCAAACGTGGGCAGATTCAAGAACAGAACACAATGAAGCACTACACACACCGAATATAGAATGGAAACAAGGGGATACGTGGCAAAAGAATTATTTTAAAGGTGAGCATAAAGACGGAACTAAATGTACTGATGATGGACATACCCATCACACCAAATGGAAAGTAAAAGATTTTAAGAAAGGTTAGTAATGGCAGCGAAAAGTTCAGCACAATCAAAGCATGTTAACAATATGATGAAACAGGGAAGTCCTCGAAACACGAAGAAGAAGAAAGGTAATACACCCGGACGAACTGCACGAAGTGGTAGTGGCAGAAAGATTCGGTAAAGTATTCTGCGCCTGTAACTCAATTGGATAGAGTAGCGGCCTTCTAAGCCGCAAGTTGATGGTTCGAGTCCATCCAGGCGTGTTAAGGTATGTGTTATGTCTCCTGATAAATTTGAAAAACTAGTAGAAGTTGTACTCCCAATTGCAACAGAAATTGCCAGACCAAAGAAGCACGTTTCTTTGATTCTTAGGAAAAAGAAAATAGTTTCTATTGGAACTAATACCATACGAACACATCCACAGGCTAAGAAACTTGGTTATAGATTTGGAGAAGTACATTCAGAATTAGATGCACTTCTACGATACAGAGGATCGAAAGATGGTCTGTCTATAATTAATTTTAGATATAATAGATTCGGGGACATGAGAATGTCCAAACCATGTTGTAAATGTTTACCTTGGTGTGTTGCATTGTTTGACGACATCTGGTATACTACTAATTCAGGAATAGTTCAGTTAGAAAGGAACGCACATGTATAACGTAGGAGAACAAGTTGTGAATCGAGATTCCTATAAGCAGGGAGTCATTTCCGAAATCAACGAAAGTAAAGTTCAGATTAAGTATGAAGACGGAAGTTCTGAGTGGCTAGAAGAAGGTAAGGTATTGAAGTTTCTTCTTGATGATGGACCATCTGGTACGATGCTGACAGAATAGATTTAGCGGCCGTGGCGGAACTGGCAGACGCAACGGACTTAAAATCCGTCGAGGGTTAACCTCATGTGGGTTCGAGTCCCACCGGCCGTATTATATTTTAAAATAGTAAGATAGGTAAACTTGCATTACCATACATAAGTGTGCGTGAGAAGTTTACGTTAATAAATCACTACGGCGGAACCAGATGCCGGAGAATCTGGTTACAGTTTAGGCAGGAGACCATCGTATGAGATGCCTTCCTCGCCATGAAAGGATTCTGTTCAATGACCTACTCACCCGAAAACGAAACAGCAATTGCGTATTGGACCCGTCCACAGTACATTGACGTAAGTGGTAAAACGAAAATTGGCGTAGCAGCATACGCCCTCGAAGGAATCGAGAAAGTAGAATTCTATCTACAAGATGCTGACAAGATCCCAACACAACTCAGTGGTGATTTCAATCTAGACGGTGAAGTAAACGTCGATGATTTGAACTATATCCTCGCAAACTGGGGAACAGTTGGTCCAAGAGATCTCATCAAGGTACTCTCCAACTGGGGTGCAAAACAAGAATACTCAAACATTCTTGGCATTGCTACAGAGGAACGTCTCAACGAAGAGACTGGCGAACTCGAATGGTTCTTTGAATTCAACCCCGTACAGTTCACACACGGAGAACGACTTCGCATCAGTGCAAAGGTCTATCCCAAGGTTGGCATTCCACTTGAATTGAAGGGTTCATTCCTTGACTATCCAGCAATCTGTGGACTTGATGTCTTCCCCGACAACCAGACATGGGGACCAGACTACGATCCTGCACTCTATGTAAGTGGTACAGGTAGTGATAGAACTGGTGATGGTTCCAGAGAAAATCCATTTGCCACTATTCATTGGGCAGCATACTACGATCTTGAACGCGGTGGAACAAACGCAGGTCGTGTCATCAAACTACTCGAAGGACAACACAAACTCGCATCGAACAGTGAAGATCGTGATCTACGAAGTGTGAACTCTTCAGGTATGAAGGATGATCAGTGGGTGACTATCGAATCCGCAGTCGATCCAGAACTGTGTCCTATCGTCGGACAGCATAACGGCACATGGAAGTGTAAACTATACTTCAAGAATGTCCACATCGTGCCTGCTACAGTAGAAGATGGTGCTGAGATGTTCAATGGCGGAAGACAGAGCATGTACTGCTTTGACAACTGCCTGATCGAAGGAAAGACTAGAGAGTCAGGGTACATTGATCCCGAAACCGAGAAGTTTACTACCAGTGCAATGACGAAGAGTGGATCGCACATCTTCTCGATCGGTTCCACATGGAAACGGCACTTCCAACCTGCAATGCGTATCGTTGACATTCAGTCACACTATGATCTCATCGTTGGTGACATCATTCTTACTGGATATTCTCACCTTGTCTCTGGTGTATCGACATCTCGCCACGGGTTCTTCGTCGATGACGATGGTACTCCACCACCAGAAAGCGGAGTCCATGTAGACTTCATTCAGACACACACTGGTGGAAGACACGACGAGAAAGTTATTCAAGAGAATATCATCATACGATATTGCACGGAGTGGACACGAAGTGGCGGACAGCAATTCTTCGGTACGTTCGGAAGAAACGATGTAGAGGAATCTGAATTCAGAAACTTCGCGTTCGTAGGAAACCGACTTGCACATTGGGCAGGTATCGATGACGAGTTCTATCCCGGAGCAAGAGAAGACGATGGTGGTCACACCGATGGCAAAGGTACTCTCAAGGTCGGACGAGCAAGAATGTTTGCATGGGGTGTACACAACACTCGCAACTGCCTGTTCCAAGACAACTTCATGTTTGGTAAGGGTAACTGGAATGGTGTTGCCACTGTGAACAAGTACACAGGAGAAGAAGTCGAAGTCCAATACCCATTTGAAAATGGTTATGGATCTCCCATGTATACCAACGTCATGTGGCGAGACAACTACCGCACACCAGACAAGGACGAGTATTTCATGCCTACTCCCGATGCTACAACGGGACAAGGACAGGGTACACCAGAGGAATATCGCTTCGATCCTGAAACGATGACTCTACCTTGGACGAGTCCTGCTACGGGTGTTCACTACGAAGGAGACGCATCTAAGTTAGCAAGTCACAAATGGAATGACTACGCAAACAACGATGATCTCCTTGAAAAATGGAATAACTAATTTGAAGCAATTCATTTACGGACTTATGGCAGCCTTCTGTGTCACTTCGGTGGCACAGGAGGTTTGTCGTCCCCCACTTATTTCTTTCGGTGTTCATCGTGAAGAACTAAAAGATGGATGGTTACATACCACCGGCGGTACAGCATATGAAACAAGAGTTATAGAAGTTGACTACTATGACAATCGTCGTATTGTTGATACTTTGTTCTCGTCACAAGGACAAGTCACACTCACGAACACATCAACAACTCCTCGTAGAATAAAATATAGACACCACTTATCTATCAAGAGAGGTGAGTACACAGTATCACAGGATTCCACGGAATATGAAGTATGTGTATCTGATGGAAAATTAATATTCTATTTTGAAAAGTCACTTCAACAAATAGGAGTACCGTACACACAGGAATGGACATACTCGGTAGAGATACAACCATACGGTGACTTTAACAATGACGGAGACATCGATGGTAGTGATTTAGGAATGATATTTGCCAACTGGGGAATGGTTGGTGTGACAGATATCAATGATGATGGAATCACTGATGGTATTGATTTAGGAATTCTATTAGAAAATTGGACGGGTTAACCGTAGGCTCCGCCACCAGCAGGTCCGGGATCACTTTGTATACTCGGAATGTCTTCTAGATATGGATCTGTTGGATCTGTAATAAGTGCTGTCTTGTTATTAAAGTAATCGCATTTTTGAGGCACTCCCGAACACACAAAGAAGCAGTTTTTACATCCAGCACAAGCACCCTGAACCTTCTTACAACGCCCGTGCTTGATGTTACAATGCATGTAATGATCCGGTTTGCTGGCCAAATAGTCACAATTGAATAAGTAATTCGCACCACCTGTTGGGTCTTTTAATTTTTTATAGTTATCGATTCCTAATTTCTTACATTCATTCTCTAGTTCTTTTATTCTATTGTCATTAATTTCACCTTGGGTTTGATCGCACCAACATTTTCTGTAACTGGGGTTGCATTGCCATTCTCCATTTTTCGTCCCACATCCGCCTTCCCATGTACCCGGCATACTTGCTTGTTTGCAGTAATCTGCTTCACGTTTGCCAGGTATTGCTCTAGGGCCTCCGGGTATGTCATCTTTTTGTCTGTTATACATTACCCATAAAGCACATTGCCTACAATTGTACGCTTCACCACCCGCTTCAGCAAACAGAAGACATTTACAACATTTCATTTGTTGTGCTGACCAGGCTTTGAAGTCGTCACCGAAGCCTGCGGGCCGATCATCGCGGTCGTGCTTTTTCTTTTGATCAAGTACACACGCTTCAATGACACCGCCGCCTGGAGGTTCCACTACTTCCCGGTCAGGTGCGTCTTGATTACCGAGTCCATCGCCCGGATCTGCAAGAGACCGAAGATATGTTTCCCTGTCGCCGGCCGACATGAGGCCAAGGTCGTAGTTTGTGATTTCTGGGTTGTTATTTTCACCGGATCTATTTTGATAACCATCCTGTTTCACCATGCGGAACCCCATTCCCGAATGGTTTTTGCAGTAAATATGCCAAGAATATCCGTCTCTTAATTCAGGTACAGTGAAATACACATACGAACTTGAACTTCCGGGTGTTTTATTTGTAGAGGTGGACGATAAGGCTCTTCCATTATTATGTGTTCCGTCATCTGTGAAAGAAAATCGGATCGGATGTCCTTTATTGGTACGATCTGTTTGGATAAATCTATATGTCTCACCCGGAATAAAATATGTTTCTGTTTTAACAGGCATACGATACACCCATTTATGATCAGTGACTTTTCCTTTTATGTAAAATACATTTTTACTAGGATAATCTGGATGTTTTCCTACCTTAACATAAATGGTTTCTCTTGATCCATTTAACCACGTTTCTTTGGCTGCTTCCATATTAGAAACTTCAGCATCCCGACGAGTATTTCTAAAAGTAGGTGATGTGGGTACAGGTAAACCAGAAATTGGTTCTACTGGTCGTCTTGTCTCTGTGTTTATTTCATTTGATGGTCTTGTTTGTTGGGAAGGAGTAGGGACTTCTCTGACTTCCTCTTCGTCTGGTGTCTCATCTTCGGTAACTTCTGGTGGGTAGAATAATTTTATAGAACTATCATCTTCGGATACTCTTCTCTTTAGAGTCACCAGTGTCGATTCACCGAAAAGATCTGTGTCTGGGACAGTCTCCTGTACCTCGATCTCTTCTTCGTTTTTGTTATTGATTCTATATCCAGTAACAGTAAAGTCGCCTTTTACACCCTGAATGCTGAGTATGTCACCAATGTGCAATTCTCGGAATCCAAGCAAGAATGAGTTTTCAGATTCTGCACCTAGTAAGTTCAGAATAATTCTTCGCTCTTCTGTTGTAGTTTGCGTAGATTCGGTTGTGAACTTTAGGGTTTCTGAATTTGTAAAATATCTATAATCGTATTTGTCATACGTTGAACTTTTATTGTTTATAGAAACTTGGTTGAGTATAGCAATTTTATTGGTAGGATCATACTTAGAGAACGTATACGTTCCTGCAATGTCATATTCTTTTGTGTCTCCTACCAACGGATTAACATGAGTAGCATCAGAAACGGTTATAGTGTCATCGACAGACAATACGTTCTGAAACAAAAAGTTTATTGCGTCGATATCATCCTGATTGGTAATATGACCATAGTCGAATATCGCCTTTGTACCTTTTAAAGTTACCGTAGGATTTTGTGTAAGTGCCTCTGTTTTATCAACAACATCAGAGATGTCGTTTGCAAAGGAAATACCTAACATCTTTATAGATGCTACTATAGAATAAGACGTTTCTTCTTGAGGTTTATTGCGACCTCGTCTTGTATTACGGCGACTCACTGACATGAATTATTACCTTTAACTTCCAATGTAATTGATGGTGTGGGTTTCCCCTGAACGATCAGTAGATGATGTCCTTACATAGATTTTATTTACATTGTTGATTTCTAGGAATATAGACTCTCCGGGTTCTAGTATATACCCAGTATCGGTGTTGCTCGCCAGTCCTCTGTTCCCCACAAGAACATTATTGGTGTTTGTGGGTGCTGCTTTCACCGTAACACCAACTCGAAGTTCGAGGTTGTTGTTTAGTGGTTGTGCATTTGAGGTTACAGTCTTACTGCCAGATCGAAGATCCGTAGGTCTAGTAATCCCGGTGATTTGGGCACGAAGTTTACCACCCTCGATTGCAGTCTTAATTGCAGAGATCGGACTGGTGTTTGCTTTCACTGATGCTAGATTGCTGACGAGAGGTTTAGACGCACTCTCTAGAGAGTTTACGATGTTCGTGTCAGTAATTGCAACAGTATTAGTTACTGTAGTGTTCAATCCAGAAGTAGATACGATCTCTAGTGCGCCGTCGTTCTGTCCCTTAACGACAAGGGGATCTCCACCACTTTCATATCCCTGTACTCTGAGTGGGGGTTCACTTGCGTTGGTAACTCCTGTTACAGTGCTGACTGCAATACTGAAGGTAATTCCTTCAGCAGCGTTTACGATTGCAACCTTGAGTGCATCACCAGAGAAACCTGCGGTGACTCCATCGTTACTTGCACGTAGAATAGTATGAACAGATTTTTGTCCATCATACCCATAAACACCAACACTGTCCGTTAATGGTGTTAGTTGACGACCACCAGTAGAGTTGATCGTACCTACAACAGTAACACTATCTGTACCAGAACTAAGTCTTCGTCCAGCAGTTACTGCAACGGGAATACCAAACCCGTATCCGGGGAACTGTTCTCCTGCCACGGAAGCAGTAAACCCAAGTCCCTTTCCTTGTATCATGATTCCGCCTGATGCACCATTCGTATAGGTATCGGTGCCGTCTGCCTCGAATTGATCGATTGCATCCTGTCCGGTTGAGAAAGCAACTCGAACATCACCTGTTATGGTTACAGGAACACCACCATAAACACCCTCAACACCCCCAGAAATACCTACAGGAGAAAGTCCGTTGGTAGATCCGGCAACAGCGATGAAGTGTGTTTGTCCATAGGTGGTTCCGCCTGGAACCTTTCCTATGAAGTTTGTGATTGCGATGTTTGCGTTAGTTTGTCCTGAGATCTTACCAGTAAATTCAAGGGGTCCAGTTTGTCCTGCCATCTGAACGGGGAAGGGGTCAGTGAGAGTTACTCTCTTACTTCCATCTTTATCACCCCATACTAGTTTTGAAATAGGTACATGTGACGCAGTGAACCCACCAGGTCCGCCGTGTCCATAATCGGTTGCCATTGACGCTGTGTTTCCACTGATGTCGATATTGATATTATTGTCGGTATCTGCCATTAATCATCCCCTAGAGATAAGATTTTTTTAACTGTTACTCTATATATAAGAACCACTTGACATGGCGATCTGAGTGTTGTATAATTTGATAAACACATTTTCACAAAAGGAGAATTTATGCTGTTTGACAAAGAGACTCAGAATGTATTTATTAGAGAAATAGAAAAATATGTCGAAAATAAAGGTGGAACATTCATCGACGCCACTCTATCGTTGTGTGATACTTATGGTATTGAACCTGCAATCGGTGCCAAGTATCTCACGAAGCCTATCATAGAGAAGATCAAAGAAGAAGGAATTGACATCAACATCCTTCCACGAAATAACACCACAAAATTACCTGTTTGATCTTGACATTCATGTATGGTGTTGTATAATAACATATAAATAAAGAGAGAGGTAGGGAGTTCCTACCATAGTATAGAACACGGGAGTTCCGTGTAAGCAATAAAGGAGACACATATGTCATTTGCTGATTTTAAGAAGCGGTCGCAGAACAACATCAACGACCTAACCAAAAAAATGGAAGAGATGAACACCAAGGATTCCTATAAGGATGATCGATTCTGGCGTCCTGAATTGGACAAGTCCAGCAATGGATTCGCTGTAATTAGGTTCCTTCCCGCAACCGATGGAGAAGACCTTCCATGGTCGAAGTACTACTCCCACGGATTCAAGGGTAAGGGTGGATGGTTCATCGAAAATAGTCGTACTACCCTCGGACAGAAGGATCCAGTTTCAGAAATGAACTCGGAACTCTGGAACAGTGGAAACGAAGCAGATAAGGACATTGCACGCCAGCGAAAGCGTCGTCTTCATTATGTTTCAAACATCCTTGTTGTTAGTGATCCTGCTAACCCACAGAACGAAGGTAAGGTCTTCCTCTACAAGTACGGAAAGAAGATCTTCGACAAGATTCAGGAAGCAATGCAACCTGAGTTTGCTGACGAAGAAGCAATCAATCCCTTTGATTTCTGGAAAGGTGCAAACTTCAAGTTGAAAGTACGCAAGGTTGCTGGATTTATCAACTATGATAAGTCTGAGTTTGAAGGATCTTCTACCGTTCTCGGCGGAGATGATTCTGCACTTGAAGATCTCTGGAAGAAGGAGTATCCTCTAAGTGAGTTTACTGATCCTTCCAACTTCAAGTCATATGATGAACTGAAGAAGCGACTCAATGAGGTAATCGGTGGGGACATTCGTGCAGAATCACCAACCGATACACCTACCGCAGAAACTACTAGTTTTGATAATGGAGACACCTCTACATCAACGCCTGAAGTTTCTACGGATGGCCATGAAGAGACTGATGCACTTAGTTATTTTGAAAAACTTGCGAGTGAGTGATAAGTAATACTTCTTGGAGGAGAGGGGGAGAGGCGTAAGTCTCTCCCCTTTTCTTTTACCCCATTTGTGATCGCCAACGAGGAAGTGAAACATTCATAGTGTCGTTGAACCGAAGTTTTTGTCCGCCCTGTGATGATGTGGGTGGTGCTGACGAAGTTTGCTGTCCTGCTTGGTTGATCACTATAGGTCCAGTACTGGGTGCATCCTGCGGTGCGGATGTGTTTGCTTGCTGAGTTGTCTTTCTATCGGCATTTATCATCAATCTTTCATTTGCCATCTCGGATAGTCCCTTTGTTGGACTTTCTTTTATTTCGTCTACCTTCTGTATTTGCTTCTGTGTCTTTTCTATGACATTAGTTTTAGCAAGAATGTCTGGTAATTTAGAAGGAGATATTACCATTTCACCTTCACTCTTACCACTTGGTAATTTTGCGTCACCGATCTGAGCAACAGTTGGTTTTTCAACGAATCCACCCAACGCTAGTGATGGTATTTCAGTTTGTTTACTGAATACGGTTGAAATATTTGGAATAATAGACTTAGTAGTTTTTGAGTTTATGACTTTAGACACATTTTCATAGTTTGTGTTGCTAATAGAGTTTTTATTTACCCGATTATGCATCAACATACTCTTTTTAAGCACATTTTTAATGCTATCACTCGAATTATCGACAATTCCGTGCAATTTCATGTTTGAATTTGTAGTTTTGTTGATTTTTCCGATTCTATTTAGTGTGTTGCTAATAGAGTTTTCTATTTTATTGACTGATGAGTGATTATTCTCTGATTTTTCGGGTATAATCCGAGTTTTTGCGTCTCGAACTACCACATTTTCGTTTTTATTGTTAACTACCGTCTTTTCAGGCACTACCTTAGTGTTGTTGTTGTTAACTACAGTCTTTTCAGGCACTACCTTAGTGTTGTTGTTGTTAACTACAGTCTTTTCGGGAACTATAGCACTCTTGTTGTTAACTACAGTCTTTTCAGGTACTACCTTAGCACTCTTGTTGTCAACAATGAAAGTTTCGTGTTTTGTGGGTTGTGCGTCTGGGTTTTGAGACATT